GATGGCGCACCGCCCGGCCTTCCCGCTGGATTTGAATCGCGCTCTGCCGGTGCTGAATGCTCGCCACCCTGAGACTTTCCACCCAACATGGTCATTTCGTTGACCACGATCTCGGTGGTGTAGCGATCCTGGCCTTCCTTGGTCTGCCACTTGCGGGTTTGCAGTTTGCCCTCGACGTAAATCTGCGAGCCTTTCTTCAGGTACTCGCCGGCGATCTCGGCGAGGCGGCGGTAAAATACCAAGTTATGCCACTCAGTTTTTTCCTGCTTCTCGCCGCTCTTGTCCTTCCAGTTTTCGGAGGTCGCCAGGGTTGCATTGGTCACTGCTTCGCCGTTGGTCATGTAACGGGTTTCCGGGTCTTTGCCCAGCCTTCCGACCAGAATTACTTTATTCACTGACATTTGCTACTCCTTCGGTTTGTCTTTCTCGTTGAATTCTCCAGCACTCACCAGCGCGCGGCTCAGCGTATCCGCATTCGCATTTCTCGCTGTTTTTGCACGGCACTTTGTACCCTGGCTCACAGGTTATGAAGCTGCTCGACTCGCATGGCGCAAGGTCATCAATCTGGCATGCGCATTCGCCAGGACAGAACAGACCGTCGTAGCCGCACTGCTTTAGGTGAGCTGCAACTACATCTTTTACGTTCATATTTGCACTCATCCCAGATCGCCTTTAATGGCAACAGAAACAATCCCGTTTTCATGGCATCCGCTGCGATTTAGTGCGTCGATGAAAGATGCCTCAGTAAACACTACAGAGTGCCCGCAAGTAATGCGGTATTGATTCTCGGCTGTCATACCTTGTATTTCGGCATTTAAGGCTGCCGCGCGTGCATTCAACACGGCAGCGCGCAATTCTTCTGTTTCGAGTTGCATATCAATCTTCCTCTTCAAAAATTCGTTTCTCGATTTCGCGCAATACCTTTTCCTGCCTCTCTGAAAGAGTCGCGCGCTCCTTGATGCTTGGCATGAACTCGAACTTCTCCCATGATGAAAGGTCGCTTCCAATGGCCTCATCTAGGATTCGTTGTATGCGCTGTGCTGGTGTCATGGCTTGCCGTTCTCCTGTGTGTACTCGAACTCAATTTTCCAAAGGCGCAGCGCAATCAGTTCTTTTTCAGCTTCGGTCATGGTGCATCATCCTTTCAGGTGTCCAACCCTACATTCGAGCGGGACGGGCCAGAAGCGGCCCTCCCCTCAATTCAAACGTTAGGGGTCACTGTGCCAGCCCTCGTAGTTGCGTGAGCGTCTGCATGGCCTGATTACATGCCCGACAAAATCAACGCCGCGCGCAACAGGCTGTAGGATGGTCATGATTCACTCCAGTTCTTGCCGCTGATAATTGCGGCAATCGTTTTGCGATGGACGCCAAACTCGCGCGCCATCGCGCTGGAGCCATCCTTGCGGTGTTTGGATTTGTAGCGTCTGCGGATTTCTTCAACCTGTACGACGGTGAGCTTGCTTTTATGATTGTCCTCGCCGGTGAGGTATTTGGCGCGTCCCTTGCCGTGCATATCGCGCATGTTGTCTGCCTGTGTTCCGGCTGACAGGTGCGCAATGTTGATGCAGGCGGGGTTGTCGCACGAGTGCATGATTACCGCGCCATCGGGTATTGCGCCATAGTGCAGTTCGTACATCACACGATGGGCGCGCTCGAGCCTGCCATTCAACTTAATCCTGCCGTAACCTTTCGGACATTTCTGCCCAACCCAGACAAGGCAATCGCCTTGCGGCGATGCCTTGGTGAGTAGTTTTTGCTCAAGTGTGAGTTTGTTGAAAGCCATTATTCGGCGCTCCGCTTGAACCGCGCCTTTAGCGCCAGTGCGCCCATGGCCTCAATATCCTTGTCCGCCTGAATCAGCGCCATGCGCATGGCTGCGGCTTCGTCGAACGGCGCGGTGACTTCGTGACCTTCGCTGCGGAGCTGGTTGAGCAGCGCCATGAGCGGCGAGACATATTGGGTGGTGTCCGCCAGCATGGACAGATGCAGCGTCACTCTGTCGTGGCCGGGCGACATGAAGTACGGCTGGTTGAGCAGGTTGCGCGGGTAGTGGTAGCGCGCCTTTGGTAACGCCGGAACGGGGCTAGGCTCGACCGGCTGGCCTTCGAGGATGTCCAGCACCCAGCGGCGGAACTCGGCGGCTTTCTCGGTGCGGGCGAACATGCCCAGCAGGTGCGCGCCGCGCAGGGAGAAGATGCGCACTTCCTGCATCCCGCCCTTGGTGCGCAGCTTGACCAGCGCGGTCATGCTACCGGCGAATTCTGCGGCGTGTTTCTGGTAGATGCGGTTAAGTAGGTGCGGCTTGGGGTAGCCCAAGGCATCTCCGATCTGGAGTAGCCTTAGCCATTGCTGCCCATCGCGGGCGATTATGTCGAGTTGGGTGGATTGAAATACAAGCGCGGGTGCGCCTTTGGTTTGCTTTGTCATGATAGTCTCGCTTTCGTTCAGGTTGATTAACCGAACTCCCGCTGCAAAACGGGAGGGCGGCACTGGACGGGTTTGCAGACCGGGAAAGCGAACCGGCGAGCCTTGCGGCTCCCCGCCCAGCCCGCCCAAAAAGGGCGATACCAGACGTAAAAAAGCCGCATTGCGTGTTACGTTGCGGCTCTTCGCCGCTTTCCTCGGGCTGCAAAACCCGGCTACCAAATGTGTGGCAGCGGGTGCATAGTGCCCGAAAAGTTCGGCGGATGTCAAGTGGAGTGCCATGCTGATAAAACCAAATAATTAAATTACAAAATAACTAATCTGCGGACGGCACGCGCTCTGAAGTGGCGATCCTTACCCGTCCAGCGCTGCCACTCGACCGACTTTGCAGGTGTCAGCATGGCGATGTGGTCGCGCCATTGCTGGCCATCCACCTCTTCGCCGTGGTCATTGATGATGCCGGTGTATGCAACAAGCCCTTTCTGGTAGTCCGCCTCACACCAGATGGTTGCGCTGGCAAGTGATCCGTGGCGCGTGAGGTAGGAGATAAAGCTTTCGGCGTCGGACAGCGAGACGGATGCCTTCTTGCGGCGCGGCGTTGGTTGCAGGTGCTCGGTGTCTTCCAGCTTCCAGCCTTCCGGCACGGCATTCAGGTCTGGGGAGAGTGCGAACGGTTTACGCGCCTCACGCGCAATGGTGGCGGCGATGTTTTCTGCTTCTTGCTTGATAGGGTCGGCCATGATTACTTCGCTCCCACTTATTTGAGTTCTGTTGGGGTTTGCGCGGCAACGGCTTTTAGTTCCAGATTTTGCTGGCGCGGATCGTTCAACAACAGGTTTCCTTCTGGCGTCGGGAACATCAGCGTCGCGTCAGGTGCCTCTTGCGGCTTGCTCATCGTGATATTGCCGATGACCTGCGTGGCGCTTTTGGTGGATTTCTTGACGCTGATTTTCAGGGTGATGGTGCCCGCCTTCCCGGTGGAATCAACAGCGACCACCAGCTCGGCCAGCTTGTCGCCTGCCTCGTCAAGGAAGGTTCCGCCTGCCAGGTGTTTCAGTGTTTCGTGGATTGGTTTTGCCATGATGCTTTGCTCCTTTTGTGAGTTGAAAAATTTACTGCGCGTCCAGCTTTGTGAATTTGTGCGCACACTTGATATGCTTGCCAAGATATGAGCCGACCGATTCGGCATCCCGCATGGCGTCAAACTTCTCTTGAGGCACATCGTGGTAGTGGTACACGCCGCCGCTGTTAAATTTCACGGCCATTGTCTTGCTGGTTGGGTCATACCCTATCGAGTGAACCTGGCTCGACTTCTTGACCGGGTTCAAGGTGATTTTGACGGGGTTCAGTTTCATGCTGCTTGCCTTTCTTCGTGCTGAATATCGCCACGGAACTCTTGAAGAATCCAGTCCAGGGCGGCTTCATTGGTTGTGCCAAAAGTGGTTGCAACGGCATCGAGCAGTTCTGCACGATTGGGGCGACGCGGCGCAATTGCCTGCGCTACAACAACCTTCGCACCAGACAGCTTGAACGGCCGTGCCTGCGCATCCAGTTGCGCTTGCTTGCGGCGCTCTTCGATGGCTGCGGATTCCGATACAGACTGGAATCCTCCATTTTTTAAGGCTGTATCAGCCAGATTTGATAGGTATTCGCGATTCTGCTTTTCAAGTTCTGCGGCTTCATGCTCGGCCTTGGCGCGCGATTCAGCTTCAACCTTGGCGCGCGTCTCAGCCTCTTCCTCGGCCTGCTTCGCGCGTCCTGCGGCAAGGATAGCCTCGGCTTCGGCCTGCGCTTTGGCGGTGGCTTTGCGCTCTTCCTCAATGCGCATTACTTCGCGCTCAGCTTCCAGCTTTTCGGCTTCAGCAGCTTTGTGATCTTTGATACGTGAAGTCACAACGAGCTGAAAATCATCCATTGGCTTGCTTATGATTGCGGCCATATCGCTGAACAGGAACCCGAACCCGGCGGAAGTTTCCTTACACCATGCGAGCTTTGCGCTCACGTCTTTGCAAAGCGCGGTAGATTGCATTTCAGCGAGCGCCATCATGTCGTCAATGGCCGACTGCATGGATGCGTATTTGCTCTTGCCTTTGATCGCAAGCGCGAAGTCTGGCTTGGCCACATTGAGCCGGTTTGGCTTGATCGTTTCTTCGAGTGCAGCGAAAAATTCATTGAACTTGTTTTTCGCCTCATTCACCATAGCCGCCTTCTTGGCCAAGTCTTCTCGCTTCACATCTGTTTCGAGTTGCAGTGCGGTGACGCGCAAGTCTTCGTGCCATGCGTCGATCATCAGTGCCGCCCCGCCACTAGCCGAGGCTGCTCAAGCTCCATTGGCGGAACCTGCTTCAATGAGCATTCTCGATGGAGTAACGAATGGCGCAACTTCTCGACCTACCTCCACCACGCTGGATACTGGAAGCGCGACAGGCGCAAGCGATAACACCGCAGGAAGCGACACAAATGGCGTTCTTCAACATGATGCTGCAACGGGAGCCGGAAGGCTTGGAATGCCCGGAACCGCTGTGGAGGATGATGGAGCGAGTGAAGTTCAGCCGAATGGAAGTGACCAGCCGCGTCATGTAGGGCATCCGTCCGAAGTCGTGCTGCCTGACAACAACGCATTGCCTGCGCAGTGGGAAGTAGTAGACGCAGATCAGGTGACGGCCACGCTCAAAGAAGGCAAAAACCAGCCGCGCGACCGTAGCCGCGCCGCATCCAATGTACAGATACAGGGCATCGCCAACATGCCGGACTATCGCCGCCTGGCCGATTCGCCGGTGATGGATGTGGGCGCCCCGACACTTTCGCAAGACGGCGCAATCGTCGGCGGGAATGGACGCTTCGAGGGCGTGAGCCGGGCATACGACCAGGGCACTGCCGCAGAGTACCGCACGCGCCTTGAGGCCGATGCAGCCGCAAAGGGTATCGACCCTGTGACATTCTCAAGCATGAGCAAGCCGGTGCTGGTGCGCCGCATCACGCAGCCGTTCGACACGCGCGCGCTGGCGGTGGCATCCAACTCCGGCGGCAGTTTGCAGTATTCCGCGCTGGAGCAGGCCAAGATCGACGGCGACCGCATGAACGGCCTGGGCGACATCGAGGTGAACGATACCGGCGACGTGGTGATGAGTGGCACCAACATGGCGAACGTGCGCCGCGCGCTGACCGGATACAACGCCGCCGAGCTTGGCTCAATGACCGACAAGGACGGCCTGCTGTCGCAAGAGGGTATCCGGCGCATCAAGAACGCGCTGCTCTATAAAGCCTACGGCAACAGCTCCGTGTTGTCGCGCCTGGTGGAGTCTGCCGATCCAGACCTTAAATCAGTGATGGGCGCATTGGTACGCTCCGCCGGTTCGGTGGCCAGCGTGCGCGCCGACATGAAGGGTGGCTACAAGCCGGCAGATGCCGACATCGCCGAAGACCTGCTTTCAGGCGTCGAGCTTCTTAGCAAGATCAAGGCGCAAGGCTCATCTGTCGAGCAGTACATGGCGCAAGATGCGATGTTCGGCAAGGAATACACCGAAGAGACAGCGGCGATTACACGCTACCTGAGCGATAATATCCGCTCACAGAAACGCATGGCGGAATACATCAAGTCGTACTATGATGGTATCGCCAATGAGGATCATTTAACCGGCAGCATGTTCGAGACTGCGCCGGCATCGAAGAAAGAGAGGCTTGACCATGCCGCACGACAAGCAGCCGCCGGATCAGCAACAGAGCAAAGACCCACTGAGCGAGGAAGAGAAACAACAACTCCTGTCGTTCATGCACAAGATCAACACCAATCCGAAAATGCGCAACGCGCTACTGTACGCGATGGAGCAGTCCAGCAAGATACCGGAGTAACCGGAGACGGCACCAAGGCCGCGCCCATCACGGTCGAGCATCACGACCATATCAAGCAAGCCGAACAGCGCGTCAATACCAACCCGACAGACGCACAAAAGAAAAATGGCAATTACGCCATGGGGCATGTTGTCTGGAACGGCCTGGACATCACCATCGAGAACCCGCAGGGCAGCATCCGTTCTGGCAAGGACGCCGACGGCAAAGCATGGGAAGTCACCATGCCAGCCACATACGGCTACATCAAACGTACCGAAGGGGCTGACGGCGATCACATCGACGTTTACCTGGGCAAACACCTCCAAAACCAGACAGTCTATGTAATCGACCAGATCGACCACAAAACCGGCAAGTTCGACGAGCACAAGAACATGCTCGGGTTTGCGACGTTGCGCGAGGCCGAGCGCATCTACAAGCTTGGATTCTCTGACGGTAAAGGAAAGCATCGGCTTGGCGCAACTACGCCGATGACGCTGGAAAAATTCAAGGAGTGGATCAAGACCGGAGATACGACCAAGCCGGTCACTGAATCGCTGCTGACCAGCTACACCCGGTCAGACATTGCAAAGCGCGAGCAGCAAGACACCACCGCCGAAGATCAAGCCGCCGTAGATCGCGCGGTCGAGCATTCGCGCAACCAGCCGCTTTCGCTGTCCACGCAAACCCAAGAGCGCTCCGAGGGCAAAACAGCGCAAGCTGGCATGTTCACGCCCGACGGGCGGGCGACGGTTGCGGCAGAACAATCTGCCAAAGCCAAGGCAGACGCCGACATTCAGGACGCGCTCAACGACTTGGGCGCAATCATGCGCGACCTGGTTGGCGTGCAGCGCATCATGCCGGAGGATCAACAAAAGCTATTGCCGGTGCTGGTGCGCCTGTTCGATGCCGCATTCCGCAAGGGGTATTACGACATCCGCGAGGCCACGCGCTTTGTGCGCAACTTGCTGGCGGAAAGCGACGCAACCAAGGCCGCCGCCAAATTCCTGCCGGTATCACTGATGGATCAAGCGGCCAAGGAAGCGGCGGCCAAGATGCCGGAAGGGTTCTTCGAGAACCAGGGCTTGTTCAATCAGGCTGCGCCAAAGCAGGAAGCCAACAAGGAATCCGAACATGTGCAGGATCGCATGACGAATGCGGACAAGAAGTCGGACAGCCGCAACTTCAAGCTGCCCGCGCTGCATGAGTTCGTGCCTGCCGATGTGCTGCAACGCGCGCACGACCTGATTGCCAAGGCTCCGAAGGCCAAAGGGCCAACCATCAGCGCGGAAGATCGTGCTGCAGCAGAAGCCGCGCTCAAGCCGTTGCTTGCGAAAGCGGAGAAGAATAAGCCGGAGTTCGACCGGATGGTGGTCGAGATCGCCAAGGAGGCTGGCATCGGCCAGATGCTTGCGGATGTCAAGGGTGCTGATCGAGCGGCAGAGAAGCTGGTGCTGGATTACTCAGAAAGCGATATGTTTGGAAAGAAAACATTTAACCCTGATAACTTGCGCGACTTGTTGCGCGCTACGATTGTTGTTAAATCAGAAGCTGATGTAGGCAAAGCTGTTACCGCCATACGTTCAATATTTACATTAGACAAAGATGCTAAAAATGGCGGTCTGAAAAATAGATTTGAAAAGCCAGATTCGTCTGGATATCGAGATGTGCTGCTTAATATAATTTTGAAGGATGGCGCAAAGGCAGAGATTCAGATCAACATTCCAGAAATGCTTGCCGCCAAAGAGGTAGGTCACAAGCTGTATAACTTATCCCGCAATCCAAGTATCGGCCAGACGATTCTGATAGAAGCCATATCGACTCAAAAGGATTTATATGGTGCCGCCTATCTCCATCCAGTATCCACACAAAATTCTCTAAACGCAGCTTCAGATATTGGAAAAGAAAAATTAGTAGGCCAAGCGCCACGTCTGCTTACCGATCCATCCCTAAACATAAAACAAGCGCCATCGCTTGATGGTAAAGAGAAGAACGCCCACGGCTCGTCTTGGACTTCCCAAAAAGATGTCCCTTCTGGAAACTTGCCTGGCAATTCTGAAACGGGGAATCTATCTGGTAATTTCATTTCTGGTTCCTCCAACCACACTATAGCAAAAAACGCAAGCGAAGTCCATAATGCAAATACGGGCAGTGGCGAAAATACAACACAAGGAGCGCAACATGAGAACCGATCAGCTGGTGCTGGCAGCAATGAAGGAAAAAGCGCCACAACTGCTGGCGCAACTCAAGGAAAGCGGAAGTCTGGATCAGTACATCCAGACTTTAGCGGAAGACATATCGTCCGAAATAACCACCCTGTCATTGCAGATAGCGATCAAGCACGGGTACAACGACCCGGACAAGACGCTGCAGGAGCGGGTGGCGATACACAACGGGGCGATACCGCTGGCGCGGGAGATCGTGCTGGCGGAGTTGCTGGACTTCCCGCAGGACAGCCCGGAGCAGGAGCCGTCGGAGTCGTGGACGGGCGTGCCGGACGAGCTGTTCCCGCAGGACGGGACATCCCCGCCAAGACGGGTGGCAATTACCACTTCACGGAAGCTGACCTAAACTACAGGGGCAGCTGGTTCACCAAGGCCAAGCAAAACGTCGAGGCCGTCGAGCTGGTCAAGAGGCTGGACAAGGAAGGCCGCAAAGCTACCCGCGCAGAACAAGCCATTCTCGCCAAGTTCATCGGCTGGGGCGCGTCTGAAATCCGCAACAACATCTTCGATGCCAAGCTGGATGCGCAACTCGAAACGCTGGCCAAGTACGACGAAGCTATCGCCAGTCTGGGCAACAAGGCCTATCTGACCAACTCCAACTACCGGGAATATCATCCCGCTTTCCTGGTATTGCAGGCCAAAAACCCCGCGCTGAACTGGTACACGGCCGGCAACATCACCAAGGCGATGCTGGATGCGGCCAAGCCGGACAAATCGGTGAGCGACTGGGGTAAGCTGCGCGACCGTCTCCAAGCCGTCATGTCGGATGAGGATTGGAAAACTGCCGAGCGCTCTACCCAGTACGCGCACTACACAGGCAAAGAAGTCGTCACCGAGATATTGCGCGCCGCCGATCTACTTGGGTTCAAGGGCGGCTCCATACTGGAACCGGGCGCCGGTATCGGGGTATTCCCCGGCCTGATGAATTCCGCCATGGCGAACAACTCCATCTACACCGGTATCGAATTCGACGCGCTGACCGGCGCGATCCTTAAGCACCTGCAACCGGACGAGCGCATCCTGGTAGAGTCGTTCATCGATTCCGCCTTGCCAGACAACTTCTACGATGTGGCCATCGGCAACCCGCCGTTTTCTGATTCCAAGGTGCTATCCGACCCGCGCTACAAGAAACACGCCTTTGCGCTGCATGACTATTTCTTCGCCAAGACCATGGATAAGGTCAAGCCGGGCGGGCTGGTGATGTTCGTGACCAGCCGCTACACCATGGACAAGCAGGGTGACAAGGCGCGGCAATACCTCGCCGAACGCGCCGACCTGCTGGGCGCGATCCGCCTGCCGGAGACGGCCTTCAAGAAAAACGCCGGAACAGAAGTGGTGACCGACATCCTGTTCCTGCGCAAGAAGGTGCCCGGCGAGACGTTTGAAGGCCACGGCTGGATGGGGCTGGAAAAGATCAAGGTCAAGGGCGGTGATCACCTCATCAACGAGTATTTCGCCAAGCATCCTGAAATGGTATTGGGCGAAGGCGCTATCGACAGAAACGGCATGTACGCGCAGAACCAATACACCGTGCTGCCAAACAAGGACATACCGATAACCGAATTACTGGCGAAGGCGGTGGATAGGTTGCCGCGTGATGTGTTCCGCCCGGCGGAAGAATCCTCCGCCAAGGCCGCGCAAGTGCGCCAGCTCGACTTCAACCCGAAGGCGAAGAAGGAAGGCAACTACTATGTGAGCGATGACGGCAAACTCATGCAGGTAGAGAACCGCCTGGGCGTGCCGGCCAAGGTGAAGGGGATAGACGCGCCTTTGGTCAGGAGCTTCGTGCGACTGCGCGACGCGCTGAACCAGACGCAGTACGACCAATTGAATGATGGCGACTGGGAAACGTCGCTCAAGGCGCTGCAAAAGGAATACAAGTCATTCGTCAGGGTGCATGGCAACCTGCTGCAAAATACCGTCGTTGAGCGCAAGGTGGTAGTCGAGGACGAAGATGGCAACGAGGTGGAGGATATTATTTCCTCGCGCCGTTTCAAGCTGATTCCCAAGCTGAACGACGATCCCGAATACTCCAAGGTGCTGGCGCTGGAAACAATCAATGACGACACCGGCGAGATCAAGGAAAGCGACTTCCTCACGAAGCGCACGCTGGATCAGCGCAAGGAATCCAAGATCAGCACGCCGCACGATGCTTTGCTGTCATCGCTGAACGACCTCGGGCGGGTGGATATTCCGCTGATCGCGCAGCGCATCGGCTTGAGCGAGATGGAGACAATCAACTCGCTGGGATCGGCAATCTATGAATCGCCCTCCGATGGCTGGCAAATGGCGGATGAATACTTGTCCGGCAACGTGAAGGCAAAGCTGAAAGAGGCAGAGGCCGCCGCAAAAACAGACCGCGGATTCGCGCGCAACGTCGAGGCGCTGATGAACGCCCAGCCGTCGCCGGTTCCGCCGTCCGACATCACCACCTCGCTCGGTATGAACTGGATACCCGGCGAGGTGTACGCGCAGTTCCTACACGAAAAGACCGGCGTTAAGGCCAATATCTCTTACAACGAGCACACCGGCAACTGGAATGTGTCCGTTATATCTGGCAACAAGACCAACCGGGCAACAGTTGACTGGGGTACGGCGGATCGTGATGCGGCCGACATCATGGAAGCCGGACTAACTGGGCGGACAATCCGCATCACCGCCAAAGACCCGGATACGAAGGCGACAGTATTTCAGCCTGCCGCCACCGAGGCCGCCATCCAGAAGCTGAAGGAGATGCGTCAGGCGTTTTCGGATTGGATGTGGCAAGACAACGAGCGCACCGAGAAGCTGGTCACGCTCTACAACGACAAGTTCAACACCACGGTATCGCGCAAATTCGACGGGCGCCACCTGACTTTACCGGGCACGACGACAACGATCAGCGTGTTCGATCACGTCAAGCGCGGCGCATGGCGCATCATCCAGTCCGGCAACACCTATCTGGCGCACGCGGTCGGGAGCGGCAAGACGTGGGAAATGGTGATCTCGGCTATGGAGCAAAAGCGCCTGGGCATGATCAGCAAGCCGATGATGGTGGTGCCGAACCACATGCTGCAACAGTTCGCGCAGGAATGGTTGCAGCTTTACCCTTCCGCCAGGCTGATGGTGGCCGACGAGAAGCAATTCCACACCGACAACCGCCGCCGCTTCATCGCGCGCGTGGGCATGTCCGACCTGGATGGCGTGATTATTACGCACTCTGCATTCAAGCTGCTCGATCTTGATCCCGAGTTCAAGGACAAGATGATGAACGAGCAACTGGACTATTACCGCGCCGCGCTGGAAGAGGTACAGGATGCCGAAGGCGATACCGGCGACGCGAAAAAGAGCCGCAGCCCGAAGGTTCGAGACATCCAGAACCGCATCGAGAAGCTGGAAGAAAAGCTCAAGGCAACGATGTCGGGCGAAGGGAAGGACAAGAACGTGCGCTTCGATGAGATGGGCGTGGATATGCTTTACGTTGACGAGGCGCACGAGTACCGCAAGCTGGAGTTTTCGACGGTGCGCCAGGTGAAGGGGATCAGCTCGACCGGTTCTGATCGCGCCTTTGACCTGTACATGAAAACGCGCTGGCTCGAAGAGAAGAAGCCGGGGCGCTCGCTGGTTCTGGCATCCGGCACACCGGTGACCAACACGATGGCGGAGATGTATTCCGTGCAGCGCTTTATGCAGCCCAAGGTGCTTGAAGAGAAGGGGCTGCAAACTTTCGACGCATGGGCTTCGATGTTCGGCGAAGAGAGCACCGAGATCGAGGCCGACGCCTCCGGCAAGTATGCGCCGGTGACGCGCTTCGCCAATATCGTGAACGTGCCTGAGCTGACGCAGATGTTCCGCGAGTTCGCCGACGTGCTGACCTCCGAACACCTCGCCGAAATGCTGGGTGACAAGCGGCCAAGCGTGAAGTATGGCGCGCGCAAGCTGGTCATCACGCCGCAGGTTGACGACTATCTGGACTACAAGAAAGAACTCGCTGCCAGACTTGAGAAGTCGCGGAAGTGGAAGCCATCGCGCGACGAGCCAAACAATCCAGACCCGGTAATCCGCATCATCGGCGATGGACGCCTGGCCGCGATCGACATGCGCTTCATCGACCCATCACTGCCATCTGATCCGGCCTCAAAGCTGAATGTGATGGCCGACGGCGTGATTAAATCCTACAAAAAAGGCGCGGACTATACGTTCAAGAACAAAGCTGGCAAGGAAGAAGAGGCAAAGGGCACTACGCAGATGGTGTTCTCCGACATCGGCTTTGGCGCAGGAGTGGCGGCAAATCGCGGGTTCAATGCGCGCGCGTGGTTCGAGAAGCGCCTGCGCGACGCCGGGATACCGCCGAATCAGGTTGTCTTTATGTCAGACCTGAAAAAATCTGACGCCAAGCAAAAGGCGTTCAAGGATATGAACTCCGGGCGCGTGCGCATTCTGGTGGGTAGCAGCAAGAATATGGGCACCGGCGTCAATGCGCAGCAACGCCTGAGAGCGCTGCATCACCTGGACACTCCGTGGTACCCGGCAGACCTGGAGCAGCGCGAGGGGCGCATCGTGCGCCAGGGCAACAAGAATCGAAATGTGCGGATATTCGCCTACTCCACCAAGGGGAGCTACGACACGAATATGTGGCAGTTGCTCGCGCGCAAGCAGCGTTTCATCGACCAGGCGCTATCCGGCGATTCGTCGGTGCGCAGGCTTGAGGACATATCCGAGACAAGCCAATTCCAGATGGCAACCGCCATGACCGCAGGGGACGAGCGCGCCATCCGGCTGGCCGGGTTGAAGTCCGATATTGACCGCTACCAGCGCCTGTACCGCTCGCATGAAGAGACGCGCATGCGGCTGGCTCAGGAAATTGTCAGGGCGAGGTATGCGATCGAAGTAGCGGAGCGCAAGCTGCCGGGCGCCGAGAAAATGGCCGGCAAGGTGCAAGACTTGTCCGGCGACAAGTTCGCCGCCAAGGCTGGCAAGACGACATACGCCAAGCGCAAGGAATGGGGAGAAGCCTTGTTGGCCAAGCTCAAGACCTATGCCGATACCGCCAAGGAGGGCGTCGAGGTTATCGGCGAAGCGTCGGGCATGCCCATCGAGATCATCGGCAAGATCGACCGCAACAACGACGGCAAGGTGCTCGGCTATTACGTCCGACTGGAAATGAAGCTGGGCGAGGATGGCGTAATCATTGGCCGCGATCCGAATGATGATGCGGTGGGATTGTCCATGCGCGCCACGAATGCGCTGGCCGGCGTGGAGCGCAAGCCGGAAGAACTGCGCAAAACCATCTTTGATGCAAAGTCACAGATCAGCGCGAACGAAAGCCGCACCGGCGCAAAGTTTCAATTCGCTCAGGAAATGGCCGACAAGATCAAGGAAGCCAAAGAGCTTGAAGCGGAAATGGAGCGGGACGGCAAGGATCATTCCAACTCGGAGCTGGTGCAGAAGGCCAAGGCTTTCGCCGAGAAGCACCACGGCGAGATTGATCAGCGCCGCAAGTTCACCAATGAGCCGTACATCATGCACCCGCAAGGCGTGGTGGACATCCTGCGCACCGTGCCGCACACCGAGGAAATGCTGGCCGCCGCCTGGGCGCATGACATGGTAGAGGATACCAAGGCAACGCTGGATGACGTGCGCGCGGAACTGGGCGACAAAGTTGCCGATCTGGTCGAGCAGCTAACCAAGCCATACGACATCAGCAAGATGACGCCGGATGCGCAGACAATCAAGCTGGCCGACATTACGCACAACGCACTTGCCGCAAAGGATGCGCCAGCCGACTTTACACGGCGCTACCTGCCAAAGAAGACCGCCGAGCTTGAGTTGCTGAAAGGCGGGAATCAGGAATTGTGGGGCAAGGCAAAGCAGGCCATCGAGGGTGATGGTGCGCCGCTTGCAAGCGTAGCAAATAAAGCGCAGAGTGACAGCTATGAAGTACAACCAGACACCGCTCGCAACCTGCCTATCGACGGAGCCACGCTCGTTGAACTACGTCGTGCTGCGGCTGGTATCGAATCGGCAGAACGGGGAATCACCTTCACTGTCAATGCCGACGGCAAAGCCATCGTCACCGGCCCCGCTCGCGTCAAGGTTCCTGCTCGATTCCAGCGATTCGCCAACGAACACGGATTGACGCTGGTCGTTAAACGCGCCGACTCCAAGGGCGGCTTCACTAATGCCAACACTCCCATGCCACTTGCCAACCGCGAAGCTGGCGCATTGTATTTTGGCGAGATGGGCGAAAACCATATTGACCGCACCGGAAAGACGCGGTTCAGCAAAGCCGAGCAGGCAAACCCAACGCCGCAAACTGTCGAATCCATCAGGCAAGCCACCGCCAAGCTGCGCGCAAGCTGGCATGACTTCAAGCGTGTCATCATCGTGCAGTCGGTCAAGGAAATCCCGACCGAGCTCTACTTGCGCGCGCTGCGTGCGGCCAAGCCGATAGACCAGCATTCAGAGGGTATCTACGACCCGAAGACATACACCGTCTATCTGGTGGCCGACAACATCGCATCGCCGGAGCGCGCTGTGTGGGTGGCAATCCATGAAGTAGTAGGCCACGGCGGGATCCGGATGCTGGGTAGCCCGGTAGTGGATGCGTTGATCCATGCCGCCAAGAACGGCTTTGTGACCAAGCTCGCCCATGCGATTGCGTCTGATCGCGGCGAAATATTCGACGCCAGGACGCACACTGACGAGGCCATCGCCGAACTGGCGGCGGCCACCATCACCGGCAATGTTGATGCCATCCTTGAGCGCTACGGCGTGAACGTTCCTATCGGGATGCGCAGCAACCTGCTGGGCATGATTAGGCGGGTGGTGGATGCGGTGCGCCAGTTCATTGGCCGGGTGACCAGCAGGCCTATCGAAGAGGTTAGCGACGGCGAGGTGCTCGGGCTGATCCGGCGAATGAAGGATACGGTTGAGGGTAAGGCGCAGGGATATGACACGGCGGGCGTGTCACAAGGGGCGTTGGCCTCGAAGAGCGGCAAGCAGGCCGCGCAACGCGCACAAGCCTTCGCTGGCGACGTGCTGGCCGACTTCCGCAACGACATGCCGCTGAAACGCCACGCCGACTACAAAGCCGCGAAAGGCGGCGACATCGCGGCGGCAGTGCGGCTGGTATCCGATCTAGTCAAGCCGGAGAGCATCGCAGCGGCCAAGGCCAAGTTCGGCGATGACGTTGCATACCTGCCAGTGATGGCGCTGGAGGCATCAGGCAAGAACCAGATACCGAATGCGCTGGCAATTCACTACGCCGCCAAAGCCGGCGGAACGCTGGCGACATCTGTCTTTCAAACCAACAAGGCATTCCACACTGGCGCGGACGCGATGGAGCGAATGATCGCGCGCAGCGAGTTTGGTGGCGAGGTAATTTCCGGGCAGAAGTATGTCCTGGTTGACGATGTGACCACAATGGGCGGGACGCTGGCCGATATGGCGAGTTATATCCAGTCGCGCGGAGGTGTTGTATCTGGCGCAGTCCTGCTGACAAACGCCAGCCGTTCTGGTAGCATTACAACTGATGCGAAGGTTATTCGCAGTTTGGAGGAGCGTCATGGACAAGCAATCAGAGAACTCTTCGGCATCGAGCCGGGCGCACTCACCAGAGACGAAGCCCAATACCTCATTGGTTTCAGATCGACTGACGAACTCCGAACTAGAGCAGCTACGGCAAGCGCAGAACGAGGCCGTCGCATACGGTCAAAAGATGTATCCGAACCTTCGGATTCTCAAGCACTAGACCAATCTGGCGGCACTCCGCTGGCATCGCGCGCCCCGGCGCAATCACCCATCCCCGGCACAGCCCAACCACCCGCTCAACCTCCGCGCCAGAATAATCCCGGATTGGCAGGCGGGCAGGCGGGCAGTCGCGCATCATGGGACTCTCCCGAGCCTTCGATGTTCGACGATCTGGTTTACAAGCTGCAAGACAAGCATATCGACATGAAGCGCGTGCTTCAGTCGATCAAGTCCACCGGCGCCACCATAGCGAACGATCTTAATTCATACCTGCAAGAAGAGCTATTCCACGGCAGGGCGGCGAAGCGCACGCACGACTTCGTGAATGCCGAACTCAGGCCGATGGTGGTTGAAATGGCGGCGCGCGGTTTGGAAATGGAAGAGTTGGATGCGTACCTGCACGCCCGCCACGCCAAGGAAGCGAATGCGCTGATCGCGCAGCGTGATCCGAACATGCCGGACGGCGGTTCCGGCATGACCAACAGGGAGGCGGACGATTACTTTGCCAATCTGCCAGAACTCAAGCGGAAGCAACTGGAAGCCACCGCCAAGCGGGTGGATGCCATGATCGCCAGAACGCGCGAATACTATGTCGCCTACGGCCTGGTATCAAAGAATCAGGCCGACGAATGGGCGGCAATGTTCGATCACTACGTCCCGCTGATGCGCGAGGATCACGATGGCGGCATGGGCATCGGGCAGGGGTTCTCGATAAAGGGTAAGGAAGTGAAGCACCGCACCGGCTCGACCGCCGCCGTGGTGGGCATCTTCGCCAACATCGCCATGCAGCGCGAGAAAGCGATTGTCCGAGGCGAAAAGAACCGCGTGGCCGCATCACTGTTCGGGCTGGCCTATCTCAACCCTAATCCCGACTTCTGGACTGCCGGCACAATTCCAACCGAGCGCGTGCTGAACGAAAAGACCGGGCTGGTGGAAACGCGCGTCGATCCGATGTTCAAGAGCCGCAATAACGTGGTGGTAGCCAAGATCAAGGACAAGAGCGGCAACATCCAGGAGCGCGCGGTGATTTTCAACGAACAAGACGAGCGCGCCGTGCGCATGGCCGAGGCGCTCAAAAACCTCGACGCGACGCAGCTTGGTGGATTGCTTGGCGTGTCGGCAGTTGTTACCCGCTACTTCGCCTCGATCAACACCCAATACAACCCGGTGTTCGGCGTGACCAACCTGGTGCGCGACGTGCAGGGCGCGGCATTGAACCTGACCTCGACCCCACTGGCGAAGCACAAGGCCGAGGTGATGAAGAACATCCTGTCAGCAGCCAAGGGCATTTATCTGGATGCGCGCGCCGAGCGCAAGGGTAACCCAGCCGCCTCGAAGTGGGCGCAGTTATGGGAAGAGCTGCAAAACGAGGGCGGCATGACCGGCTACCGCGACATGTACCGCAACAGCGCAGACCGCGCCAAGGCAATCGAGCACGAGCTTGACCCGCATAATTGGGTGAACGGGAAATGGGGCAAGGTGTTCACGGCCAACGGGATGCTGAAAGTCCCGCTGACCACGGCACAGGACGTTGCCTCGCCGCTATTCGACTGGCTTTCCGACTACAACCTGATGATGGAAGGCTCAACCCGGCTGGCGATCTACAAGACGGCCATCGACCACGGCCTGAGCAAGCAGGCGGCGGCCAGCCTGGCGAAGAACACCACGGTCAACTTCAACCGCAAGGGGCAATCCGGGCAGCAGGCCGGGGCGCTGTACGCCTTCTTCAACGCCGCCATGCAGGGCACGGCGCGCATCGGCGAGACAGTGTTTGACATGCAGAATGGCGACATCAAGACGCTACGTCTGAGCGGCACCGGCAAGAAGATCGTTTACGGCGGCATCCTGCTTGGCTCGATGCAGGCATTGGCGCTGGCCTTTGCCGGGTTCGACGATGACGAGCCGCCCGAATTCATCCGCGAGCGCAATCTGGTTATTCCGATTGGCGGCAAGAAATACGTCTCGATCCCTATGCCTCTAGGCTTCCATGCGCTGCCGAACATCGGTCGCATCACCACCGAGTACGCCATGGGCGGCTTCAAGAAGCCCGTTGACCATGTGGTGCGCCTGCTGTCGGTATTCGCGGAAGCATTCAACCCACTCGGTAGCGCCGGATTTTCGACGCAGACCATCCTGCCGACCGCGTTTGATCCGCTTGGCGCGCTGGATGCAAACAAGGATTGGGTTGGAAAGACGATCTACAAGGAAGATTTCAATTCATTGGCGCCGACACCCGGTTTCACGCGAAACAAGGACACGGCCAGCGTCTGGTCGAAGTTCATCGCCGAGGGGGTCAACTACGCGACCGGTGGCACCGACTACACGCCAGGCGCATTCAGCCCGACCGCAGACCAGATTGATTACCTGATCGGGCAGGCGACGGGAGGGGTTGGGCGCGAACTATCCAAGGGCGCGCAGACCGTAGCCGCGCTCTACACTGGCGATGATTTGCCGACGCACAAAATTCCTTTGGTCGGCAGGTTTTACGGGGATATGGAAAACCAATCTAGCCAGAGCAACCGGTACTACTCGAACCTGAAAGAGCTCAACCTGCTAGAGGCGGAATGGAAAGGGCGCAATCAAGATGGTTTACCGACCGAGGAATTCGAGAAAGAAAACCCAGAATACGAGTTGATCGGCATGGCCAACGGCACCGAAAACCAAATCCGTGAGCTGCGCCGCAGAAAGGCAATGCTGGTCAAGGATGGCGAGTCGCGCGAGGACATCCGCGAGATTGACGACCGCATCACGGAGGCGATGCGCAACCTGAACGACGAGGTGAGAGCGTTGCGGGCTACAGCAGCGCCTTGATCCCGTAGAAGGCAAGGCGGCCAAGCTCGAACAGGACGCCTATGCCCATCATCAGCCAGCACATCGCCAGGAATATCTGCAACACCGCTTCCGGCGAATAGGCCACGAAGGCGAGGAAGGCAAAGAACAGAATGATGAGGACGAGTTCCATGCTGCGCATCGTAGCGCATCCTGATACTTTGCGCAGGGCAGGAATGGGGCGGCAGGTCAATCCAGCCGCCCGGCAATGTCTTCGGCGCTCATGTTGTAGTAAGTTTGCAACTGCCGAAGATCGCGATGCCCAACCATCCTGGCCAATGCCAGCACGTCCAACTTATGCGCCAGCCTGGTAATTGCGAGATGCCGAAAATCGTGAAACGTCAGCCCTTCGATCTCGACCATCTTCTTCGCCTTACGGAAGTTCGAGTCGATCTGCGCGGTGGATAAATTAAACACCACGCTTTCGGTTCCCATCTGTCGCAACAGTCTGATCGCCTCTGTGGATAGCGGGACATCGCGCTCCGCTGCATCAGTCTTGCCGCTCTCAACGTGCAGGTAGCGCTTTTGAATGTGAACATTCTTCCAGTCGAGCGCGGCAATTTCCCCGGCGCGCATGGCTGTTTCAATAGCGAACAGCATTGCCGCCCCAACCCTGGCACCTACCGACTTCGGCATAACATTTGCGTTATATCCAAGCGCCACGGATAGCCGCTCTATTTCATCCGGCGTTGCGATCCTGTCCCTTGCCTTGCCGTGCGCCGGCACCTTTACGCCGCGCATCGGGTGTTCTTTCAGCCAGTGCCATTCATTGATGGCAGTGGAGCATACGGACGATAGCAGCACCCATTCCCGGCGCACACTGGCCGAAGTCACAGATTCAAGCCGCCTATCCCGCCACGAAGCGAAATCGGGCTGCTTGAGTTCGGCTAGTTTCACCTTGGCTATCTTGTCCCGCATGATAAGGTTGATGCGCAGGCGCTCCCAGCGCTCCCCCTTCTTGGTTGGCGATACCTCGTCGCGGTATTTTTCGAGAAGTTGCCCAAAGGTTTTGTTGGGAATATCGCCATGCTTTCCTGCTATGATGTCGGCCTCAGTTTGTGAGGCCCATGCCTGCGCCGCCGTCTTGGTCGGGAATGTCTCGGATTGGACGACGCCTAACTTGCGGACGATTGCCCGCCATGATGTGCCGCGTTTTTGGAAGGTAGCCATTTTGAGTTTGGTACAGTTGTGGTGCAAAAATGGTACACCAAAAAACAGCAGCAAGCGAGAAAGCCAGTTAAAACGTGGTTTGATGTGGTACAAAAAAGCCAATAAAAAAGCCACTTCAATCACTTGAAATGGCTTGATTACGGGGTTTTCAGGGTATTGTCGTGGTGCCCAGAAGAGGACTCGAACCTCCACACCTTGCGGCACACGGACCTGAACCGTGCGCGTCTACCAATTCCGCCATCTGGGCATTGCTTCAGGGGTGCGCACTTTAATAGCTAGAGG